CTGGTGCAGATGGGATTCGATAGATAATATTATAAATTTTGATACTTGGGACAAAGAAATTTATTCATCGTTTATAACACCATTTAGGTTAAGTAGCAGACCAATAAACATGCAGCCATATGATGTTGCATTAACACAAAATATAGAAAAACAATCATTATTTGGTATGGGAAATTATCTTTATAAGTGGATGTTATATGTGCAGTGTTATCCAGAAATGACTGAAATTTTTGGTAAATTTGTAACAATAGATTGGAACTTATTGCCCCAAAAATTTTTCAACGGTAGGATTGCAAGATTTTTACAAACATTAGAAACATCTCAAGAGAATTTTGCGTATGTTAAACTACCAAATGGAAATTTATATACAAAAAAAGACTTAACAAATTTTGGAGATTATTATAATGTATAATCATGTACCAGTGAAATTACCAGAACTAAAAACAACAACGATAAATCATCAGAGATTTTATGTAACACCGAAGGATAATTATTATCCATCAATTACAACCGTTTTATCAATCCGAAATAAAGAAGGATTGGTGGCATGGCGTAAGCGTGTGGGTGATGATGTAGCAAACTATGTTGCAAGAACTGCTGCAGCAAGAGGAACCAAAGTCCACCATATGTGCGAGGATTATCTGAATAATATGGAAAGTGACTGGCCTGATAAATGGAATGAACATAAGAAAAACTTTCTTCCTTGGTGTTTATTTGGTGAATTGAAAGATAAGGTATTGGGAAACATTAGTGATATACATGCTCAAGAGTGTGGTTTGTATAGTGATAAATATAGAGTAGCGGGTAGAGTTGATTGCATTGCAAAGTACAATGGTGTTCTTTCAATCATCGACTTCAAAACATCAACAAAAGTACGATCTGATGATTGGAATGAAAATTACTACATTCAAGGCTCCGCATATGCAGAAATGTTTACTGAAATGACAGGGATTGATACAAACCAAGTAGTTATTTTAGTTGTTACAGAAGATGGTACAGTCCAAGAATTTATTAAGGAAAAGGGTAATTTTTTGGATGCATTGAAAGGCACCGTTATGGAATGGGAAAAACAGAATGAAACAGATAGTAAGGGCCATCCGATTATTTACAGATAAGCTAAAATCTTATATTTTTATGGGATTGCTTATGGTGTTAATACCATCCTTTGCTATAAGTCAAAATTTAGCTCCTAAACAAGAAAATGGAAATAACTCAATTGAGAAAGTTGTACCTACAGTTGAGTTGCCAAATGCTTTTGAGCAGCCGCCTTATGGTACTATTTTCATGTTACAGAAACCTGTAGCTTGCAATGATACTTTAATGGTGAAAAATTATATTCAGAGTATGGGTGGAATGGTGCCTGTAACAATGGGCACAGATTTAAATTCAATGGGGGGAATATCCTCTCTCGTACAATTGTATGCCAATCCCATCACTGAAAAATTTGTGATTGTGGAGCATTTTGCTATATCAAAGAGTTGCATTATTTTTCAAGGTGACGATTTTGATATAATTCTCCCAGACCGATATGATCAAGGGCCAAACGGATGAATAATCGAATAGAAAAATTAATGACAAAACGTCCACTTTTGCGGTGGTGGCTTTTTGTTATTGTAATGTTGTTGGCCACCTTTGGCGCATTTCAAACAGGAATTATTGATGAAGTGTATAAAGTTGATGTAACAGGATTGAGTTTTCTGATTATGGGAATATTAACTGTTATGTCAATTAAGTGCGGCATTGATACTATGAAATTAACATCCTATGATGATATTACAGAAAAGGATATTAATGAGTCTTACTCTAAAGCAGAACTTGGTTGGTTCGTATCTGACCTTTGCTTGACGTTAGGTATGATTGGTACAGTGGCAGGATTCATTTATATGTTGTCATCTTCATTTGCAAATATTGATGTTTCTAATGTAAGCTCTTTGCAAAATGTTCTTGCTCATATGAGTGCGGGTATGGCAACGGCATTGTATACGACTGCTGCGGGTCTAGTTAGTAGTGCATTTTTAAAAATACAATATTTTAATTACTCTGCTGAAGTTGATAGATTAGGGACAGAGATAGATGATTCGGAAAAAACCTAAAAGTTATCATTCGAATACATCATTTCTGGATATATTATTCAACACTCTAGTTGGATTTGTATTACTTTTTATTATTGCATTTCTTCTTATTAGTCCTGTCAAGAAGAAAAAGGAAATCGAACAAAAAGCGGAATATGTTATTACAGTCACTTGGCCAGGCGAATTGAGTGATGATATAGATTCTTGGCTAGAAGACCCAATGGAAAATATAATGTATTTTCGAAAAAGAGAAGTTGGGTTAATGCATTTAGATCGTGACGATTTAGGTAGTTTGAATGATGTACAATTTGTCCCTGGCATTGGATTGGTAAACTATCCTTACAATAGAGAGATAACAACTATTCGTGGAATTATGCCAGGCGAATATGTATTCAATGTTCATCTGTATCGTAAAACTCCCAAAGACAGTTCGATACCTGTTACAGTAATACTTGAAAAATTAAATCCTCATGTTAAGCTATTATATTCGAAGACAGTGGTATTATCAGAGCTTTGGGAAGAAAAAACAATTATAAGATTTGTATTGGGTGTAGATGGTGAAGTTAAGGAATCATTTTTTATATACAAATCATTAGTCGAGAAAGCTATTGGCACTAGAGAATCTCCCACCACAGGAAATTGGGATCATCTGCCACCTGCTGGCGCTGTTGGACCAGATGGCCCTCAGCATGATGCTCATGTTGGACCGCCGAACATACAAAATCGGGATGAAGAATAATGATTGAGCGTATCTACATTCCAACAGTTCGTAGGACCGATAACCAAATTACATTCAACAATCTTCCCGATGAATTAAAGGAAAGAGTTGTTATGGTTGTCGAACCTGCGGAACGACACCTCTATAATTACGATTGCGAGTATCTCGAAATCCCAGAGAAGATTGTTGGTACTTGGACTCAATTAGCAGAAACCCGTTTGTTTATTCATAAACACGCTGGTACAATCAAATATTGTGTTGCAGATGATGACCTTATTATCAGGAGAAGGAACGCTAAGTATTGGACTGGAAAGTCTAATATGGAGAAGTCCAAGCAAACTGCTACTAAAGACGAAATTCTAGATATGTTTGATACATTCAGTAACTGGTTCGATGAGCCAGATATTGGTATTGCAGGATGTTCTGATTGTTGGGCACCACCAGCGGCTACAGAATATGTAGATACAAAGGGTGTATATTCTATCGTGTTCTACGATGGAAGAATGATATCGAAGGTGATTGATGACATAGATATTACCTCATTGCGTATTGCAGAAGATGTTCTTTTTCTTTACGAGTGCCTAAATCGAGGTATCAACACCAGACAGTCAACCGAATGGACATACGATAATAAATCAATGACTGATAAAACACTCCAAGACACACGGGTAGTATGGACAGGTATGTTCGATGGGGATTCTGATAAAATCAAGAATTACTACCAGAGTGACGAACATTATAAAGCAATGAGATTTATTCAAAACAAATTCCCTCACGCAATGAAGATTTTTGAGAAGGATGGGAAGTTGAAGAATGTTAAGTATTGGAAGAGAGTTTATAAACCATTAGAGTCATCTAATTCATCTTTAAGTGAATTTATGTTGTGAAAATTCAGATGATTTACCAGCAGAGTATATGAAAGAAGTATTAGAAGAATGGATTGGCTTAATATATTAGGCGGAATTAGTGGCATAACAATATTGTATGTGTTGCTCATAGTGTTATTGTCTTGGAGCATCATTGGAATCAAAGGTCGTTGGATAACTAAAGGTTTGTTCATGGCAATTTCTATATGGTTTTCAGTAACATTATATTATTCATTTCACAATTTTATGGGATGGCCAACTGAAGAAACTATTAACACAAAATATTCTCAACTAATTTGGTTTCAAATTAAGGAGCCAAGTAAGGTATCAAATCATCCCGGCGCAATATATCTTTGGGTAAGAGAAATACCAGAACCAGAGAAACTTGAAGGGTTGGCTCTAAATCAATTAACTAATCCTATGGTATGGTTTACTTATCCAGATGAAACTGTGCCACGGGCATATAAACTTGCTTACACAAAGAAAAGACATAAAAAATTAAGAGAAGCGGTTGAGGCTCGTAAAAAAGGCACTAAAACATATGTTGAGTTAAAGAAAAAGAGAAATAGAACGCTCATCGATAAAGAAGTTGATGATAATATAATATTTAGATTAGTAAACCCGCATAACATTTTGCCGAAGGAATAATGATGACTATTGATAAAGAAGAAATTATTGCAAATTTACGAGAAGTTTACGATCCAGAAATTAGTATCAATGTGTATGATTTGGGTTTGATATATGATATTTCTATAGATGAAAAAGAAAGTTCAGTAAATATTACTGCTACGTTAACCAGTGCTTTTTGTCCCTTTGCTGATCAAATTACAGAGGATATGCAAAAAGCTGGTTATACGAAAGATGGAAATGTTCTTAGTGTAAATGTGGACATTACATTTGATCCACCATTTACGATGGACAGCGTATCTGACGAAGCAAAGTTAATGATGGGTTGGTAATAAACACAATGACATCTATTAATACAACAGAACCATATAAGTACGGTTTCACAACAGATGTTGAGATGGAACAATTTCCGCCTGGCCTGAATGAACAAGTCATTACATCTATAAGTGAAAAAAAGAATGAACCACAGTGGCTATTAGATTGGAGACTGAAGGCTTATCATCATTGGCTCAAAATGGAAAAACCTAATAGTTGGCCTAATATAACATACCCAACGATAAACTATCAAGACATCATTTATTTTTCTAGGCCAAAAAAGAAATACAACAGTATTGATGAAGTACCGCAAGAAATCCTTGACGATTTTGAGAAACTAGGTGTTCCCTTACAAGAACGAGATAAATTATTAAATGTGGCTGTAGATGCAGTGTTTGATAGCGTTAGTATAGGTACTACATTTGCTGCAAAGTTAGAAAAAATGGGTATATTGTTTTGTAGTTTTAGTGATGCTGTAAATAAGTATCCAGAACTGGTGAAGAAGTATCTTGGTAGTGTAGTTCCGCCCGGCGATAATTATTTCGCTGCATTGAACAGTGCAGTATTCAGTGATGGCAGTTTTGTATATATACCGAAGAATACAAAATGTCCTATGGAGCTTAGTACTTATTTTAGAATCAACAGCGCAGATACAGGACAATTTGAGCGCACTCTTATAATAGCTGATGAAGGTTCGTCTGTATCGTATCTTGAAGGTTGCACGGCACCGATGCGTGATGAGAACCAACTTCATGCAGCTATTGTAGAGTTAGTAGCGTTAGATAATGCAGAGATTAAGTATTCTACTGTACAGAATTGGTATTCTGGTGACAAGGAAGGTAAAGGGGGTATATATAATTTTGTTACTAAGCGAGGGAAGTGTAAAGGCTATCGTAGTAAAATTTCATGGACACAGGTAGAAACAGGCAGTGCTATCACATGGAAGTATCCTTCATGCATACTGCAAGGCGATGAGAGTGTAGGTGAGTTCTATTCTGTAGCATTTACTGGTAACTACCAACAAGCAGATACCGGCACCAAAATGTATCACTTGGGAAAGAATACCAAATCTACTATAATCTCTAAGGGTATATCAGCTGGTCACGGTAATAATACATATAGAGGATTAGTAAAAATTGGTAGAGGAGCAGATAATGCTAGAAACTATACACAATGCGATTCCTTGATGATTGGTAATAAGTGTGGAGCTCATACGACTCCTTATATAGAGTGCAAGAATAACACGGCTACAGTAGAACATGAGGCTACTACTTCAAAGATTAGTGAGGATCAGATGTTTTATTGTAGACAACGAGGCCTTGATGAAGAAGAGGCACAATATCTTATTGTAAATGGATTTTGTAAGGATATATTCAATAAACTTCCGATGGAGTTTGCAGTCGAGGCAAACAAGTTACTAGAGATTTCTATGGAAGGTTCTGTAGGATAGTGAAACTAACGATATTATGGGGTGGTAAAAAAGTGAAAAAAGGTATTGACATTTCGCTCTCCGTATGGTATAAATATAGTACAGTTTGATGATACGGACTGAAAGTTGTACAGGACTTGGGGGCAGTACCCAACGCCTCCACCAAAAGGAGATTGGTATGATTATACCAGTAGAAATTCTAGGAGATTCTGATGAAGAACCCTCTAGTAAAAAAAGTTTCGGTAGTAATGTTTAAGCTCTATATTCTTTGGAGTATATGTGCGGACTTACTATTAATTGCTGGTATTGTTGCTCTTTTACTTGGATATGGTAAAATCTCTTTTTGATGGGGGCGAAATAGGATCGACTGGCAATGTATAGGAATGTGGAGAATTGTGGATTGACCACCTTATCGGTCAAAATACTAAACGCAAACGATAATTTTGCACCTCAAGATTACGCACTAGCTGCGTAGTTGGATAGGGTTTCGGTGGGTTTCCTAGTAACAGAATAACCCACCATTTTCAATAAAAAAATGAAAAAAGGAGTTGACAAGTAGATATTATTATGTTATACTCTATAAACAATGTCACTGATGAGTCTGTGAAATCCAGACGAAACACTTTGTGTCTGACAATACTGTCAAACTTATCATCTTTGAAAGGATGAATTATACTATGGTTACTACTACTACCCAGACCGCTAAGGTCGCTAATGCACTTACGAATGGTGCAGAACTTACCGCAAAACAGATTTCAGCACGTTATGGTGTTAAGAATGTTCGTGCGGTAATCAGCCAACTACGTTCGGAAGGTTATTCTATCTTTCTGAATAAGCGTGTATCGTCTTTTGACGGTCAAACCTACATGAAGTATCGTGTGGGCACTGCGCCTCGGTCTGTTGTTGCTGCTGGTTATGCCGCTCTTCGAGCTGCGTAAAGAAGTACAACGGGTGATGCCGTAATACATCCGTGGGGGGTCATGGTTAACCCCCCAATTTATTATAATGAAGGATACAAATGATACCAATGGCTTTAATCACAACAAAAACTTTCACACTTACAATTGAGAATATTGCAAAAGAGAAGCATATTACTCATATGGATGCTGTTTTACATTATTGTGAAAAAGAGGGTATTGAACCTGAGTCTGTCAGCTCTCTTATCTCAAAGGGCCTTAAAGAGAAGATCGAAGCAAATGCAAGAGACTTAAATTTTTTACCGAGGCAAGCACAACTACCTATCTAGACAATGGAACCAATTGACGTTTATTTGATGTATTGTGCTTTGAAAGCACATTTCAGTAAGAATGATTATGACTTCTTAACTTACAAAGGCAAGAGTCGTGTACATAGAGACTCGTTCTATAAACGTAAAGATAGATTTTTCTTTGTCAAGCTTTCCAGAAAATATAAAGAATATGACGATATTAAGAACTATCTAGTTTCCAATTTTATTGTGGAGCGGCAAGGTTATATTGCTAATTTTAACAACGAAAATTATGAGAATTGGAAAGATAGAAGAAATAATTTCTATGACATATTCGCTGAAGAAATTCGCCCATTCGTAAAAAACTTCAATCCAATATTTGAAGTAAAAAAATCTGAGCATCCACTTCTTTTAAAAGAATATCTTGGCAAAAGAGTATCACTTGAAACTCTTATCATTCTAGATGAGCTCGTAAGATTTACTAAAACTTGGAATAGGCGTATGTTAGAGGATTATATATGGTACGATCTTAAAAAACTAATGGAAAATTACAAAAGGTTCTTGACAATTGATAAGAATTGTTATAGAATACAATTATTGAAACTCATAGAGGAGTCTAGTAATGAGTAGTAGTGAAGAACTTGAACGTAATAAAGCGTTCTTGGAAAATGAAGTTCAAGTGCTGACAGGTAGAGTAAAGGCACTTGAGTATGATTGTGCAGACTTGACAGTTCGTCACGATGAACTGTCGGAGCGAGTTAAAAAGCTTGCATCTCGCCAACCGGCGTGGCCCAAGGGGTATCGTCCACAAAAGCGACACAACTCAGCTTGAGTTGATAAATGGTTCGCCGGAGTAGCTCAGTTTTGGT